AAAACTTATACTGATTACTTGTTAAATGAAAACTACGATTTATTTACTTTCCTTTCTATCCCAGAATCAATAAAGGGTAATAAAAAACAGGAAAGAGCATTTTATCGTGACCGAATTTTCCAATTAACAGAATCCATAAGTAACTATATCAGTGACCTAAATGTGCGTCAATTCTTCATAAACAATAGCTATATTGGGTTGACATCTTCAATAGAAAAGTACATGTATACAATTATCAGTCTGTTTAAATCATATACTATTGACTTATTATCAGCAAATATTATTCTTAACTTTGCTAATAAAACTTTCAATACCGTTCGTTTATTTGATGATTTCCGTTCACAGTCTGAACAAGAATTCGTTGAACGTGTAGATTTACTTGACATTCTAAATATTCATGATGTAAAAAATACAATTGCTGAACATTTAGATATAACTGATGAAATGATAATCCACGGAAATTTATATCCTGATGCTGATGCCCTTGAATTATACGATAACTACGTTCTACAGACTGGTTTAAATTACAATGAAGGTATAGAGTTTAAAGAAGGTATTCTAAGAACGGTAAGTATTGATTTACCAGACTATCTGAATATAACTGATACTGTTAACATTGAAGTCCAACCACCAGACTTAGAGAGTATATTAGAATTAAATGATGCATTCACTGCAGAAAGTAATCTTGGGTTCAATGAAGGTATTTCGTTAAAGGATTCCATTACAATTACGGTAGAGACCGAATAAAAATAAAGTGAGGTAATAATAAATGATTCATCAAGAAGAGAAATTACTTAGTTTCCAAGATGCGTTGAATATGAAAGACAAAATTGAAGGAGTAGGTATTCGTGGTAAAATTCGTATCTTTGAATTAGATGACGAGTTTGGTAATGCTGTTCTTAAACAAGAACGTGATAACTTAGTTGTGCTACGTGGACGTACATATGCTCTTGAAAGCTTATTTAAAGACCCTATTGACCCTGCTACTTCTGGCTATCGTGTTAACCTAAACCGTACAATCGCTTTATTCAAAGTGGGTAGTGGTGGTGCTGATGTTGCATCTTCTCCATTCGAACCATTTAAACCTCTTTACAGTGACGAGGATTTAGCTATCCCTGTACCGTTTGTTATTGAAAATCCTAATAAACATTCAGCAGAAGATACAGCTAATAACCCTTCTGTAATTGAGAGTATGAGCGAAAGCCAAAAGAAACGCTACTACATTCCTTCTGCTAAGAGTTCTGGTGTAACAGAATACTATGGTAAAACGTTTGAAGTAGCACCACAATGGGTATTCAATAAAACTACTAATGAAGTTTACAAAAAGATTACTCTACGTATTGAAGCAAATGAATTACGTGGACACTTCATTAATGAATTATCATTAGTACTTGGTGAGTATGATTCAGCTAATAACCTGTACAAAGATACAGAAATCTTCTCACGAGTAACATTTGAAACAGAACCATTAACTAGTCTAACAAAGACGTTACTTATTGAATACTTAATCTATGCATAAAAAAAATAATAACACTATACCATTTACGGTATAGTGTTATTATTTAATCTTTAAATCTTTTAGAACCAATTACTAATCCTATTAGAGCAAGAATAAGTATTGAACCTATCACAATATATTCCATGAAGCCCTCCTATAGATTCTTAAAGTATTCTTTGGTGAACATAGGGTCTAATGAATTATAGAATTTTATAGCTAAATCTAACTTTCCATTTAATGATGGATTATTATCAATATTCTCCCATAGAGTTTTATCTCCAGAGAACATTGCTCTTACAATAGCATTAAAGTCATTCTCTAAGCTAGTTGTTGCGTATTCTGTTAAGAAACCTGTTTCAATATATACTTTGTCTTTAGAAGAATTATACTTAAAATCTGTCAATGATTGGAGATACTCATAACCCCCATCAGTTCCATATTCAAAACCTTTAGGATTTAATGCTTGCCATGCTTTACTATTGAATTTCTTTTGATTGTTATTGTAAAGAATACTTGAAAATTCTGCATGGAATATCTTTTCAAAGTCTGTAAAAGTATAATAGTCTTGGTTAGTCAAATAGATATCTTTACCAATATTTGTACCACCGTATCTAGTTTCATAGAAATATAATTGCCTAGATACATAAATAGTATTAATATTATCATTTAATATAAAGCTAGGATATTTACTCATAGCTTTATTCAACCATTCTTTAGACAATGATTCTCTTTCTGAAGACATTGTTGTAAAGTAAAAGTATGGTACATATTCTTCTGGAACAGTGACACTGTTGATTGATATTTTAACTTTGTTTGGATTTACTATAATTGCATGAATACTATTTTCTTTTTTGGCTAATTTTTTGAGTGTGATTTTTGTTTGATTATGTTCGATATTTTTAGCTGAGACTTCTCCATAAAACGAAAAAACTAATAACACTGACATTAAAAAAATCATCTTTTTCATTGTTTTTCCTCCTTAAGTTTTAATCTATAGAGAATCCTTTGAGTGTATATACATAAAGCATATACACTCTAACATCCTCTATACTATTGTTCTGTTGTATGAGCTAAGAATTCAGCTATTGGAAGGACTTGTGTTTCATTACCTCTCGTAGCATAAACAACCCACGGTTCATCGCTTAATCGTTTACTTTCAATATTGTGTTTCTCAATATCCATCATTCTGTCAAGACCTTCTAAATGAACTTCAGCAAAGGTTTCTACATCACTTAAATATCCCTTATCATCTACACTAGCCATATTTTCATAGATATGTAGAATTTTAACTCTTTCATTAGGGATATCTAGATACAATTCAGAAGCATGTATATTAATATATTGACCTTCTTTGATTGTTCTTTCAACATTAGTAGTAATTACTACAGGCTCTTTCTTTTCCTCTACTTTAGCTTTATATTTCTCACTCTCACGATAATTAATTAATTCCAACCAATCAGTATCGGGAAGCATTGTTCCTTGTTCATAGATAATGATGTATTCACGTCCTTCATTATCATCTGCATCAGTTATTACAGGATTTGTATATTTCAATCCTTCCAATGCAATAAATTTTACGCTTTCTACAAAGTTTTGTTTATCACCATTAAGTTGAGCATTGTTTATCATTACATAATTCCACATATATGACACATCCTATTCCTATCTATTTTTATTATAATATAAATTTGAAAGCATTATTTAAAACGGGTAAATCATACATAAACACTTTCTAATTCATATTTAAATGTATTATTAACAGATTCAATTACTTTAGAGAGATATTCTATTGGAATCTGTTTTGTATTTATAAACACATTGGAGACAGAGTCACCATTTCTCGCTATTATAAAGTGAAAAGTTGTTTCGGTCTCATTCTTAATCATATTTACTTCAATAGCAAGATTGAAGTAACAAATATCCCTTAATAACTTAGAGCATTCTTCCATATCATCATTTGCGTTAAATTCATGTATAGAATCACTTCTACGTAGCGTAATATTTTCTTCTATATATTTTCTAACTAGTAGTGTAAGTTTTGCTAATTGTTCTTCTTTAGTTGTAAAAAGTGTTAACATTATTCTTCCATATCCTCCTTAATCTTTTCAAGACGACTGCCGATATACCACCAATCATCTTCTTCAGACTGTTCTTCCAATGTTTCTTCAAAAACAATATCCTTGAAAATTTCAACTGGTATTAATTCTTGCTTAACAATTACAGATATTGCAACTTCATCATTGAGTACAAAGATAAACTCTATATAACTACCATTATTAGTCTTGAGTAAACTAACAAATTCATAAACTGGCAATTCCCCATCTTCATCTATTAAAATCATTCCAATAGTATCATCTAATTCTTTTAAGTCCTCTTGTTTTTCAAGAATGAGAACTTCACAGCCGTCTTCTTCACTTATTGGAAGTGGTTCAGGAATTAAGTCGGGTCTAACAAAACTAGACTTAGTCTCCCTATCATAGTTAGCAAAGATATTTTTGATATACCCTTTTAGGAAGGAATTTAATTCTTGTTGGTCGTCTAAGTCGTTTATTCCTTTAAGATGTATCATGCCTTATCTCCTTTTTAGACTGCTATTGAGCAGATTTCTCTTTTCATACAAGTTATTATCTCGTTATTGTACTCATCTACATTTGCAATGATGTTGAAATTTGTTAGGTGTTTTTTATAGTCTACATACTTATCGGGTATCATAATTGTATTATCATAGACTAAGAATCGATACCAAATAATATCAAGAATTTTATTTTGTATGTGGAATTCTTCTCTAGGTTCAGAGATAATTAGTTTCCCATCTGGCTTTAATAGACGATTAAATTCATTAAATAGTATGTGTAGGTCTTTCTCTGGTATGTGGTGTATTACATTTCGACAATGAATAACATCGAACGAATGGTCTTTAGCACCTATAACTTTATAATCTTGTATGTAAAAGTCGTAATTAGGAGAACCGCAGAAATCAGAAGACATGAATCCTTCTTTTGGTTGTCTCCCAGAACCATAATCTAACTTCATATGTATTAACACTCCTAAAAGTAAACCCTTATACCAATTAGGTATAAGGGTTTTTATATTATTGGGCTGACCAGTCTACAATACTGATAACTTTAAAACCTTGTTCTTTAAGACCATTGATTAATGTTTCTTGTCCAGACAAGTCTAGTTCTTCCATATTAACTTCCGAATTCTCATGAAGGAATACTACTTCTTCATCTGAATAATTATTTTCAACGATTTTAGTATAACCAGCTAAAGCCGCCTTTTGAACTAAGCCATATTCGTAACCTATTGTTTTATCAAAGAATAATCCCATTGTCAGTGCTGTCTTTTCCATTATAAATTCCTCCTAGTGGTTGTTTAATGCAAAGATGCCTAGTACTTGGTCTTTCGCCATGTCAAAGTCTGAGTTGAAACGACCATCATCACGATTTACAATTAGATTGTCTGGTGATAATAATGAGAAGTGTTCCTTCATAATAGTATCAAATATAGGAATAATATTTAGAACGTCACCATCATAGTCTCCAGATAATACAGCTAAGAGGTTATTACTAATCCCTAAAGTAACATCGTCATAGTCTGGTTTAACTTTACCAATCTTAAGATATAAGATACTTCCGATACTGATAGTTGGGTTACGATTCAGTAGGAAAGTACAACCACCCCCTTTTGTTTTCTTAATTAACTCGTTCATGTAATTATACATTTCTTGATTGAATTCAAGCATAGCTTCTTTCCAGAATTCTCGTGCTTGATTGTAGTTAATTCCTTTAACAGTACTAATGAGGTTGATAAGTTGGAACTGATAAAGTTCTCCGAATGTTAAGTACGGCATATGAACAACATCAATTTGCTCACCAACAATAGGTGTAATAACATTACGAGCAGAGAAGTTAATACGACTACCCATAATATTTTTACGTAAGAATCCACGTTTACCTTTTAAATAATCATTGATAATCTTTGTGTGTACAGTATTCGCATAAAGTTGGATATTATACAATAGTGGTAGAACTAATAAATCAATATTTTCACCAAAGACTAAGTTGTCTTTAATCTCGTTGTTGTATTGGATAATGAAATTATAATAGTTATTAATTTCACTGAATACAAGAACAGATTTCTTCAATAACGTTGCTGGACGGAGTTTGTCAGAGAATACTGGAATCTTATCAATAAATACTTTGTCACGATGTACTAATAAGAATTTATATTCTTTATCATACTTCTCACGATTAGTATACTTCTCTAATAATTCGTCAAAACGTTCTCTGAATTGAATCAGACCAATATTTTCGTCCTTTAAAACATTTTCTTCTAATATTACTTCCTGTCCGTTCTGGTCAATAGATTTTGTAAAGTCAATCATTTTGTTTACATTGGGAATACACGACTTTACCATCCCAAAGACCAATGGATTGATAATAGGGTGTGCTAAGTCAATCCAAGCAATTTTATTAATTTCTTCATCTTCACCGAATATACGCTTAGAATAAATCCCATTATCAGAGAACTCATGATTTTCCAATGGCTGATAATCAGTTATTACATTCTCTTCATCAAAACGCTTATTAAAATCTACAACCTTTATTTTCATAACGCAACTCCCTCGATGTTAATCTAATATCCCTTAAATCCTATGTATCACATAATTATTTTGTTTCTTTTTCTTTTTTATTTTTAAGGAATTTAGCGAACTCGGTACGCATGATTGAGAATACGCTATTTAATTTACCATGACCATCTCTAACAACTTTATTTAATTGAATGGTTACAGCGTTATTTCTCATTTTAATTACTTTTGCTGACAGTGCTTTTTCATCTATGTTATGTAAGTTATAACGTTCAAAGAACGCTGGTAATAATGAATATGTATCTTCCATGTTAATAAATTCGTTAGTCGTTTTGACTAACTTCTCTTTCTTCCTTTGCTCTGCTAATGTTCCCATGATTAGCCCTCCTTTAATACTTCTTTGCATACAATAAATAATTCTTCTAGATTAAAAGTCTGATGAGTTTTATAGAACCCATTTTTATCCTTAGTTACGATATAACCATCTTCGAAAGTGACATTGTATTTCTTTTTAATATCCTCTATCCAAGACCTGTAAGTGAGACCATTATGCTCAAATGGACATGTATCTAGTAAAAGATATTCTTCTTTGAATAGTGTTTCAAAAATTATATCATCTTTAATACTAATCATATTGGCAAAGATACTCTCAGTGTGTAACTTTTGTAAATTATATTGCTCTATAACACTTTCTAACTGTTTTATCTTCTCATTAACACTCATTTATTCCCTCCTTTCTTTGTTTATTAAATATATTATATATGGGTAATTGTAACCAAAGTTACCCATATATAATATATATTTAAATTTTATTTAAAGAGAATCTTTGCAACAGCATTGTCAACCTCACCATTTACAGGTTGAAGGTTATTGTCAATTTGGAATTGTCTTACTTGGTTAGAAGTATTCAAATCATACCAGTTATTGATGTCAGGAATATTATACCCTAATTCTCTTAGCTTTTGTTGAACAATACGTACATCATCACCATATTGCATTGGTGTAGAGAACTTAAGCGTTCTAGTTAAGAATTGAATATCACCTTGCATAATATATCTCCAAGTAATCGGACCAACCTTACCGTCTCTTTTTAAAGCACGATATTCTTGGTACTTAGAAATAACTTCGAAAGTTTCCTCATCATAGTAACCAGTTTCAACACATTTGTAACCTAAAATATTAAGACGCTTCTGGAGTACAAGAATATCCTCACCGTTCATAACGTAGTCGCTATCTTCTTCATAGCTTAGAACACGATTGAAGGTGCTATCTGGTTTACGCAACCATTGTGTTAATTTAGCAATCTTCTCATAATCGGGTTCAGTCATCATGCCAGTGATTGGTAGACTATACTTCTGTTGAAAATTTTTAACTGCATTAAGTGTTCTTAAACCATAAGAACCATAACGTTCAGTATCAAAGCCTAAACTAGATAACATGTACTGTAACTCATATACATCGTTCCCTATTAATATACCCTTTGGTCTGTAGTTTAACACCCTACTTCCAAAGCTATAAGTAGTTTTTCCATTAGGTGCTTCTACAGAAGGCTTAGAACCACTACCAGTTGCCGTTGCTCTTATTTGATTAATAGGAAACATCAGACCTGGTCTTTCTTTAGGTATTAATTCATTTAATGCATAAATTTCAATAATGCTAGGATATTCATTAAGAAGGTACTGTACAAGATATGAAATTGAATTTCTTTGAAGGTCTGATATAAGTTCTGTATCAAATTCTCCTTCAACACAAATACCAACATTATTTATATTGAATTCCATATTTGTTACTTTATTCTTAGCAAAATCACCAAATGCATTAATAGGTCTTCCAGATACGATTTGACCAGTTTTAGAGACGAAGAAATGTCCACCAAACATTACTTTCCCTTCTTCATAGACATCTTTCTTATGAAGTTCGGTAATAGACGTTGAATAAGAGTTACTGTCATACAGTGTCAAAAACAACGGTCTATTACCGTATTTTAAGTCACCATTAGGTGTTAAATGACCGTTTATGATATCAATCATGTTAAGTCATACCTTGAAATTTTATTTTGGTATTTCAGCTTATAGTGAGTGATTGAGTTGGTGGCTCTTGTCATCTCATTAGTAATATAAGCATCAAGTCCTCGAATTTCACCTTTGATATTCTGGTGTTCAGATTCAAGGGAACGTAATAAACTATCATGATACTCATTTGCTCTACGTAAGTTATTGATATACTCACGGATAGAACGAATTGTGTCTTGCATAGCATCATAAGTAGTCTTTAAATAAACAGCTTGAGTGTATAAAGATTTACCATATTCATACATTTCATAATGGTCTTCTAGCATTTCGACATATTTATAATCGGCAAATAAACGATAGTCTTCAATCAAGTTAGTAACAACGTCATTTTGCTCATCAACGTCATACTTTAATTGATTGATATCTTCTATTTTATCTTCGATTTCTTTAGTCTTACTTACAATAATACCATTCTTGTTACCAGAGATATGTCCATCTTCGTGACTCATGATGATTTGCCCCGAATGGGAACGCTTTACATATTCCTCACTAATGGGCTGATATGCAAAACGACCATCTTGGAAGTAATCAAAACCTTTAACAGTCATTAAATCACACCCTATACGATTTGATAATCTGCAGTAGAGTTACTAATCTTTTGCTCTCGGATATCCGATAATAAGAAGTTAGATTCTCTAATTACAAATGTAAGTCTAATGAGGTTTCGCAAATTAGCCACAATAGCATCAAGATAAGGCTTAGTTGTCTGATACTGGAAAATCTTAATTTGTCTACAAAATTCATC